GAAGATGCTCGCAAAGCAGGTACCAAGAACTTAGACAAGTTTCCTAAAAACATGTTATTTGCTCGTGCAATGAGCAATGGAGTTAAATGGTTTACTCCAGATATCTATGAAATGCCAGTTTACGTTCCTGAAGAAATGGCACAAGTTACTGAAGAAGATGTGCAAGCGGTTGAAGTGAAAGCAGCAACAACACCAACACCTAACTTAGTAACCTTGAATGATGAGCAGTTCGCTGCCATGATGGTAAAAATAAAGGCTGGAGGATTTCTTAAAGATGGCGTTACCTTAGTACGTGATTGGGCAATAGCTAATTGTCAATTTACACCTGATCAGATATTACAGTTTACTCCTGAAGGTAGCGGAACAGTTAAAGTATCTGATGCTAATTCATTCAACAACGATTTCGAATTATAAACCATTTAACCATGAATCAATTAACAACAATCCAACAAGGCTGGCTAAAGCTTGCCGAAATCAGAATCGATTTATTTGAAAGGCTAAAGCTTGATGAACTTGCCTGCCAAGCAGAACTAAAGGACTTCGAGAAATTGCCATTGGAACGCATGCAGGCTAATCTTCGCAACGTTAAACACTTCTTATCCGAAGCCAAGCGCAAGCGTTTAGACTTCACCAGGATGATTGATGACAAACTAAGTCAACCGAGTATGGAGTTTGAGAAGCGTATGGCTGCCATGATTGATGAAGCTAGTAAACTTGAACTAGCTGCAAGATTAGACATCGAGAGCAAGGCTATTGAATCGCAGTTATTGCAGAACGAGATAGCGCAATTTAAGGCTCATGTAATTAACGAATGGATAAGGATAGCACATGAGTATAGGTCCAACCTTCAGAAGATAATTGATTCAAGTTACATCAACTGCATCAAAGCAAAGAATCCAGTTGAGCAAGTTCCTGCAATGGTATCTGATTTGAAAGTAATTTTGTCTAAGATTGCACTTGGTAATTTTCAGAAATTTGATACAAGGTTAATAACGGACCAACAAGCATTGGAAATATTCCATAGTATTGATAAATATGATCCAATATTCGATTTACCATACTATCAAGGACAAGTTGATGTAATATTCAGGATGTATGCTCATGATCTTGCTAACGCTGAATCCTTAGCTAAACTTGAACAAGCACAAAAACTTCGTGTTGCAGCTGCCGAGCAGGAACTTGCTGCCGATATTGCGACGAATACGCTAATTGCACAAGCAGAAACTTTGATCGTTGATACACCTAAAGTCAAGCGTGAAATAAAAATTGTAGTTGTAGAATCCGAAGCATGGGCAATGGCAGTGATGAGTAATTTTATGAAAGTATGGCAAGATGTGAACTATCGAGTTAAAGTCAAATCATGGGCGAAGTTATCCATTGGTCAAATGGCTGAGGCACTTGCTAAACATATTTCTGAAACTGGTGAAACATTTGCTAACTTGACAACCGAGGAAGTATGCAAGTAAAAAACATTCAACTTTACAAAAATATTGACTTCGAATCTTATCAATCTAAAGAAGGTCATTCATACAGTTCAATTAAGAACAGTGATGCAGAACCATTCAAGCAGACTTATAAGATGCAACTTGGTACTGAGGTACATAACTACTTGTTAGAACCTAAGACTTACCAGCATGAACGTAGGGAGTTAATTGTACCTATTGCTCAGGCTGCTTACGATGTCATAGGGCAAGCCTTGCCGTTCCTTGATACTGAACTTAGTGTTACTGCTGACTTCGAACATGATGGCTTTACAATGGGTTATCGTGGTCGCGTTGACATGGTTCGCAGTGGTAAAGTTGTAGTGGATCTGAAAATATCAGAAATGCCATTAGCGAAGTCAATACCTTACTTCGGTTATGATAAGCAATTAACTGGGTACTGCTTGGCTACCATGTGCAACGTTGGAATAATTATCAGAGTGAATCCAAAAACAAGGCATACAGAAAGAGTAGTCATCAAGCAAGACATTACATGGTGGGAACAAAAAGTTTTAGAATTAGGAATACCAAATGAATTTTATTAATATGAACAAAATAGAAGTAGTAATTAATCAAATAGAATCATTAATAAATGTTAAAATAAAACAAAAAACTATTTTAATAGCAGAAATTAATGAACTTGAAACTATGTTAAACATAGTAGAAAAAATTAAAAATGATAATTCTATACCTAATTAATTAACAAACAAAAACAACAATTATGATTGTAATTGACATCTGCCTCAGCGACATTCCCGAGTGGAGTAGAAAGAAAGCCAACAATGGCAAAGTTTACGCGAAGTTTTGCATCGCAGAACGTAAGGAAAAAGACAAGTTCGACAACACACACACAGTGTACATGAACCCAACTAAAGAGCAACGCGAAGCTAAAGAAGCGAAGCACTACGTTGGCAATGGTAAGCAGTTAGTATTTAACGCTCAGGCACTAGTGCAACAAGATGCGCCGAGAACCAATGACATGGAATCACTGCCATTTTAATCTTAACCAACAAGGCTGGGCAATGGGTCCAGCCTTAAATAAACAACAACATGAACTATAACGAATTTTTAGAAATCAAAAAAAAGACAATAATCCAAAGTGGATTTGAAGTTAATCAAGATCAACTTAATTACAATTTATTCCCATTTCAGAAGTTTATTGTTCAGCGTGCATTGAAGGCTGGCAAGTATGCAATATTTGCAGATTGCGGATTAGGAAAAACTTTAATGCAGTTAACATGGGCAGAGCAAGTTGTAAGAAAAACAAATAAGCCAGTATTAATACTTGCACCTTTGGCAGTTGTCGGACAAACTAAGCAGGAAGGTTTGAAGTTTGGAATAAATATGAGTAACATATTTGTTTACAATTACGAACAAATAAACAATTTAGACTGCTCAATTTATAGCGGTATTGTACTTGATGAATCTTCCATCTTAAAAAACTATGAAGGTGAAACAAAGAAGTTGATTATTGATAACTTTAAATTCACTCCTTACAAGTTAGCTTGTACTGCTACACCTTCACCAAATGATCCGATGGAACTTGGTAATCATTCTGAGTTCTTAGACATTATGAGCAGAAATGAGATGCTTGCCATGTACTTTGTGCATGATGGCGGTGAAACTGCTAAATGGAGATTGAAAGGGCATGCAGTTAAGTTGTTTTATCAATTTATTGGAACTTGGGCAATAATGCTTAACAAGCCACAAGACATCGGATTTGAAATGACTGGGTATTCTTTGCCTGAATTAAAGCTAATTGAGAAACAAATAATAACTGCCAATAGAGATAATGGGCAATTATTCAATGATGCTATAATTTCAGCTACTAACTTCAATCAAGAATTAAGACTTACCAAATTAGAAAGACTTGAAGAAGTTGTAAACATTATTAAAAATAATCCAAGTGAAAACTACATTATTTGGATAAAACAAAATGAAGAAGGCGAAGCATTAAAAAAGTTATTACCTGAAGCAGTAGAAGTTAAAGGTTCTGATTCAAACGAATGGAAAGAATCTAAACTACTTGGATTTGCAAATAATGAATTTAGAATATTAATTACAAAAACAAAGATTGCATCTTTTGGTATGAATTATCAGAATTGCAGAAATCAAATATTTGCATCATTAGACTTTTCATTTGAAGGATTATATCAAGCCATAAGAAGATCATATCGTTTTGGACAAAAAGAGATAGTTAATATCTATTTAATTACAACTGATACAATGGCAAACGTTAAACAAGCAATAGACAACAAACAAAAACAATTTGAGATTATGCAAGATGAAATGAGCAAAGCAATAAATGCTAACTTAAACAATGAAATGATGAAAACAACATCATACAATATTGATGCAATTAACAATGAATTTTACAATATCCAGCGTGGTGATTGTGTAGAATTGATTAAAAATGTACCTGATGAATCAGTAGGTTTTTCTATATTCTCTCCGCCATTTGCAGAACTTTATACTTATTCTAATCATATTGAGGATATGGGTAATAGTTCAGACTATAATCAATTTTTAACGCAATTCTCATTTTTGATTAAAGAACTATTCAGAGTTGTTCAATCAGGTAGAAATGTTGCAGTACATTGCATGGACCTACCTATTCAGAAAGGAAAGCATGGTTTTATAGGATTGAGAGATTTCAGCGGATTGATTTTAAAAGCATTTGAAGAATCAGGATTTATATATCATTCAAGAGTTACCATTTGGAAAGATCCAGTAGTTGAAATGCAAAGGACCAAAGCACTCGGATTACTTCATAAGCAAGTAAAGAAGGATTCTACAATGAGCAGAGTAGGAATACCTGATTATTTAATGATATTCAGAAAAGATGGTGAAAGAAGTAATCCAGTAACAAGCACTGATATACCAGTTGATTTATGGCAGAAATACGCATCACCAGTTTGGATGGATATTAACTACGGGAATACTTTACAAGGATTTAGAAACGGAAGGGATGCAAACGATGAAAAGCATATTTGTCCTTTACAACTTGAAACAATAGAAAGAGCAATACATTTGTACACTAATGTAAATGATACAGTATTAACTCCGTTCATGGGTATTGGCTCAGAAGTTTTTCAAGCAGTTAAAATGAATCGCAAGGGAATAGGATTTGAACTTAAGCAATCTTATTATGACCTTGCTAAAAAGAATCTTCAATCATTAATGGAAACTAAAAAACAAACAACTTTATTCTAATGAGATCATCCATCGTACAAGCAATACAACATCTTAAGCAAGCAGAGGAGTTCATGAATGACTTTATCAGACAAGCACCCAGCACTCGTGGCGCAGTCATCTTCGATGGTTATTCACGGAAAATCAAATGGATTCTTCGTGATATAATTACCTTTCCATACTTCACCGATGAAGTAAGGCTCGGCATCAAAACTGAGATTGAATCAGATGCCTTCGCGGTTGAAGCAATACACGATAAGATTCCACTATTGAATCCTGAACAAAGAGCAATGCTTGAAGAACTCGTTGAAGATATGTTAGCAGGTAAAACTATTGAAATAAAAATAAAAACAAAAAACGATGAACAAAATTGAAAGAGCGATTTATGAAGTTAATCTCAAATTGAAAGATTTAGAGAGAATAAGGACAAATTTGATAGGAGAAATTAATGCCTTTAAGGATTTTTTAGATACTCTTGAAGTCATAAAAGATAATAAAGATATTCCAAACGAAGAAAAACAGGTAAGTGAAACATTTTTAAATTCAGACAAAACAAAATAACATGACACAACAAACAATGAGAGAAAAATTATTAGAATATTGTTACGAGAATCAAAAAGATTATGTCCATGTAACAAGCCAAAGAGAATTTGAATGTCTTATAGCATTAGTTGAGGATGGTGATATAACAACATTTGAAGAATTAGCCACCTATGGAATGGAAACAACATTTTTAAAAGAACAAATAAATAAAAACAAATAACAATGGCACAACAAACAATGGCACAAGAAAAAGCAGTAGAATTATTTAAAAAATACTATTGTTTAAGCAACAATTCAAAATCAAAATTAAAAGTAATAGAATATGAAACTGCTAAGCAATGTGCATTAATAGCAGTGGATGAGATACTATCAACTATTGTAAGTACACCTACTGATTATGGCGAAAGTTGGACGTATTGGGAACAAGTAAAAGAAGAAATAAATAAATTATAACAATGGCACAAACATCAGTAGATTTTTTATGGAGATGGTGGATGGATAATCCATTTTCATCTTATGAAGAAGGTGTAGAAGCATATCGAAAAGCAAAAAAAATTCATCATCAAGAAATTATAGATTCAGTAACATTTGGTCAAAATAATAGCTATATTTTCAAAAAAGACGACACAAAAGCAGCTAAAAAATATTACAAAGAAACATTCAAAAAAAAATAACAATGAATCTTAAAAATTTAGAAACAAGATTAGACGATGCGTTAAACAATGAAACTAAAGAATCATTAACTCGATGGTTAGGTGCTAAAAGAGATAATGAGCTTGAACAGTTAGCTAAAAAGCACATTGCAATTTTTTCTGATTGGCAAGGATCAGAAAGTCATGTTAGAAAATTAGCATTTAAAATTGGTTATCAAATAGCAAAAGAAAATATAACAAAAGAAATAATTCCACAACAAAATTCAATTCAATGGTTAGTAGAAAACGCAGAGGATTTTTTTGGACATCTTTTATCACCATCTATTATTAAGGAAGCAGAGGAGATACATCAAAAAGAGATTCAAAATTTTGGAGAATGGTTGTTATCACATGAAATAGTCTTTCTCCATAATACTGAAGAAGGAAAAATATACGATTATTATTGCACTCCATTAACTATGGTAGAATTACATAAAATTTATATAAAAAACAAATAACATGACACAAGAAACAGTAAAATTAGAAATTCCAGAACCAATTACTTTTGAGAACGTAGAATGGGTGTATCAGTTTGATGAAGATGAACCTAAGTTATTAGCAACTCCATTAGATGATACAAAAAAGTTAGTTATTGAAATTAACAATACAAGTACATCAAACATTTGCTTTTACGATGGTAATGGTAAAACATTTAAAATATTTGCAAGAGAAAAACAATAACAATGGCACAACAAACGGCAGTAGAATATTTAGTTGATAAAGTATTTGGAAAAAATGGATTAGTACTTTATGCAGAAGTGATTGAAGAAGCAAAGGAAATGGAATACAATCAAATTGTAAACGCATATCTTCAAAAGCATGCCAAAGGTAATATAGTCAAATGCCTTAAAACATGGGACTTAGCTGATGAATATTACAATAAAACTTATAAGAATGACACCCAAACAACGCTATAACGCTGCCCATCTGCACTGGCAAGAACAAAAATATCCTGAAGCATTCAAATCAGGATTCACACATGATCCTCAGATGCCAGTGGTAACTAAGGCAAACGGCTTAACGAACTATATCGTTAACTACCTTAACTGGATGGGACATCGTGCAACTCGCATAAATGTATCAGGTCGCAAAGTTAAGGATAAGTGGATAAGATCAACAACAAGGAAAGGAACTGCGGATATTTCAGCGACTATCAATGGCAAATCAGTAATGATTGAAATCAAGATTGGTAGGGACAAACCATCCCTAGATCAGTTAGCAGAACAAATCAAAGAGCGCAACGCTGGTGGAATCTATGAGTTTATAAGTTCAGTTGATGATTTTTTTTTGTTATACGATAAAGTTCTATCTTTGTAGGAATTAAAATGTAATTGCAGTACATTTGAATTAAAATTATTTTTAACCTGATTGGGGGATGGTCTGCAATGCCTGAACCTAATCAGGTTTTTTTTATCTTTATTTTTATGATTAAAACAATTTACCAAGAGTATCAATCACTTGGTCTAAAGGTTATCCCTATCGAATGGGACACAGTTAATAAATGCCCAGTATCGCATCGAGAGTGGCAATCTGATAACTTACCGATTTATGATTATCACAATGCTTTAATGGTGGCAACTGGTAACGATTGGGCAGCCTTAGACTTTGACATAAAGAATACTGATGATAAGGAAATATTTAATAAGTGGCTTGCTATTATCAAGAATCAAAAACCTGATATCTTAGACAAAGTATTTATTGAGCAAACAAGAAATAAAGGTTATCATGTATGGATTAAGTATAAATACTTAACAAAGAAATTATCATTAGCTGATTCCTTGCAAGGTGCTGAGGTAATAGCTTTATACGCAGAAGGTCCTTTGGTTTATACTTATCCAACTGCGCAATATGTTGAGTATCACAATTCTATGCAAGATGTCGAATACTTATCTATATGTGAATATAATTACCTACTTGAAACATCACAATTTTTTAATGAGTACAAGCCTTCTTACGATCCAAATAAAAAAGCAGTTAGTTACCCAGTAGGATTTGAAAAGAAACTGATTTCTTTTGATACCTTGATTAATGATGATACTTGGAATGAGATACTAAATCAAATAGGACTAGAAGTTATTCACGATTTCAGGTATAATAAAAAAGATTTCTTTACTGCCTATCGAAGATCTAATTCATCATCTCAGCAAATATCTGCTAAGGTATATTTTAAAACAAAAAGGTTGATGTTATTCACGGCATCACTACCACAATATCCAAACTGGCACAATAAACATAACTACGATGTATGGGCATTGCCTCCATCGTTTGTGCTATTTTACAAGAACGATAGGGATTGGGAAACAACCATACAAGAAATTGATATGATAATTGATTCATCAGGCATTGACATTGAAGAAGAAACGAAACTTATATCAAATCAGGAATTTCCTTATGATATATTCCCTGAAGCCATAAGATCATCATTGTTTCAAGTTGCAGAAGGTCGTAGCCTTGCGCCTCACTTCTTAGCTACATGCGGAATTTGGACCATATCAAGCCTAGCTGGAACGATGTATAAGTCAGACTTCAATGGTGATGCACGAAACATATTATTTTGTTTAATGATTGCGCCTATCTCAGTAGGAAAAACACCAGCTTACAAGTCTATGTGTGAAAAACCATTGTCAGATGTTATGAAACAATATGATATACAATATAGGGCTGATGTCAAGAAATGGGAACTTGAACTTCTTGAAGCAAAAAAGAAGAAAGAAGAATTTATAAAAAAGAAGCCAAGAAGATATATACCATTTGCAGTCGATGGTACTACGGAAGGCTACATCGCACTATCTATGGACCAGCCTAACGGCTTAGGAGTTTACCATGATGAAGCAGAAACAATCCTAAATGCTGGTAGTTTCAAATCAAATAATGATTCAATTAGTTTCTTTACCCAAGCATTCTCAGGTGGAAGGCTCACGCAAATTAGAGCGGATCGCGACAAAGAAAGAATTGTACCTAATTTAAACATTAACTTATTAATGGGAACACAGCCAAGCAGGCTCCTGAATGTATTTACTAAGGATGCACTTGCAAGCGGATTTACTTCTAGGTTCTTGATGGTAGAATCTGATTATATGAAACTAAATACCGAAGTTGATCCTTTTGCTAAAAATAAAGAAATGGATCAAGAATGGACAAAAATTGTCCAATACTTGTATAAATTAGGTTATTCTTTCAACACTGGTCAAGCGCAACAAGTTAATATTACAATGGATGAAGCAGCAAAAAACCTTTATCGTTATTATTATAAATTGAATCTCGAACAAGCCAACGAGAGAATACTTAATAAATGCGAAAACTTACTTATCGGTACTGAAGCCAAAATGAGTGCTTATTTTCCGCGTTTATGCCAGTTGATAGCAATCCTTAACAATCCAATTAAACCCGAAATTACCGAGCAGTACGTTCATTTAGCATGGCAACTGTACAAGTACTACGCAAATTCAACAATTCGAATAATAATGAAGATGCAAGGTGAAAGCGAAACGGGTTTAAAATCAGAAACGGAACTTCTTTACAACGCATTGCCATTAACTTTCTCAGTCAAGGAAGCTGAAGAAATCTGCATCAGGTTAAATTTAAAGAAGGATAAGTTTAAAAATTCGTTAAGATTTAAAGATTTTAAGAGTTTATTCATCCGTGAAAAGCAAGGTTATTATGCAAAAGTATAATAGAAAAGTTCGCGAAAGTTCGCGAAAGTTCGTTTTTTTTCCTCTGAAAGGTGCGTCAATGCTGCAAAGGTTCGAAAGTGCGCACTTTACTAAGAGATATAATTTAAATATATATATATATATAAATATATATACAGTAGAGAAAAACGAACTTTCGAACTTTTCCGCACTGGCATTGAGTTTCAGCTGATTTTACGCGAACTTTTCGAGAACTTTCGAACTTTTCTCACTTGTAATATTAAATAGTACCTTTGTTTTATGACTGCAAGGCAAATAATCGAGCAACTTTACCGAAGTGAAGAACTTCGGGAATGCTTGTCTAAAATAAAGCCTCAGGATTTGCAAGATGATTTACTTCAACATTGCTTTTTAGAATTATTGAACAAGGATGAAACAATAATTGTTAATTTGCATTTAGAGGGCAGATTTATCGCATACGTGGCAAAGATGATGTACAACATGGTAAATTGGAAGAACAGTGAATTTAACCGTATTAAAATGCGTGAGGTGTTAACTAATGACTTTAACCATCCTAGCGAAACAATAGAAGAAGAAAATTTGTTACCTTTGGGTAAGTTGCATTGGGTAAGTGAGAAGGTATTAACATTGTATGCTGAGCATGGTAGTTATCGAGCAGTTGGGGAAGTAACTGGAATACCTTACCCAACAGTATTTAGAATGGTTAAACAAGCTAAGATTAAAATAAAAAAAATGATATGATTTTTGAAGAATCGACAAAATTAGAAAAGTTTTTATTATTGTTTTATGTCTTCATATCAGTTATATTTTTAAGCTACATTATTATTAAACTAATATTATGACAAAATTTGATTACTTATTCGAAAGAGTACGGCTCGGAATTGATGTTCATCCATCTGAGATCGAGATGGATGAACTTGTGAGCATTGCTCAGAGCATTTCACCTAATGGCGACTTCGTTTGGAAAGGATGCCAGTCTTGCGTTAATTACATTGTTAAGTTTGTAGATGAAAATAAAAACCGTTTAAACGATGCCAACAAAAAAGGGAAGGGGTAAGTATATCGAAACTCCTGAAATTTTATGGGAAATGTTTGAAGCATATTGCAAGCAAACAAAAAGCAGACCTTTCATTGTTACTGACTGGGTAGGTGGGCAAGGTATGAAAGTTGATAGAAAGAAGGAAAGACCTTTGACAATGGAAGGCTTTAACTTGTTTTGCTACGATAAAATAAGTCAGATTAAAGATTATTTTGCCAATACGGGAGGAAATTATAATGAATATTTACATATCTGCACGCGCATACGCGAAGCAATAAGGGAAGATCAGATTGGTGGCGGCATGGCAGGCATTTACAATCCGAGCATAACCCAGCGTTTAAATGGCTTAGTCGAGAAGGTTCAGAACGATGTTAAGGTTGAACAAGGTTTATTTCCTGATGTAAAACATGATTGATGTTTATTCGCACAACCGCAATAAACAAGATACTTAAACTTAAAAAGTTTACGCGTGGCGTACAAGGCGGAAGTTCGGCGGGGAAAACATACGCGATACTCCCAATCCTCATTGACATTGCTACCAAAACACCATTAAGCGAAATATCCGTTGTAGCTGAATCAATCCCACACTTGAAGCGTGGTGCCATGAAGGATTTCAAAAAGATCATGGTTGAAACTGGTAGGTTCTTTGATGATAGATGGAACGCTACCGATTTCAAGTACACTTTTGCTAATGGTTCTCAAATTGAGTTCTTTAGTGCTGATAACGATGCGAAGTTACGTGGTGCTAGACGTGATTGGTTGTACATGAACGAAGCCAATAACATGAACTTCCATTCTTACACTGAGTTAGCATCTAGAACAAAGAAAGGTGTTTACTTAGACTGGAATCCTACTGATGCTTTTTGGTTTCACGATGAACTCATAAATGATGCCGATGTTGATTTCTTGATTATCAACTACATGGATAACGAGGCTTGTCCTGAATCGGCTTTGAACTTTATCAACAAAGCAAAGCAGAAAGCGGATGCTGGTAGTTCGTTTTGGTCCAACTGGTATCGTGTTTATGGACTTGGTGAGATTGGCTCGTTAGAAGGAACAGTATTTAACAACTGGACTCAATGCGATAATATACCAAAGGATGCCGAGTTTATTAGTTATGGCTTAGATTGGGGTTTCACTAATGATCCTACTGCATTGATTGAAGTGTATCGGTATGAATCAAAGATTTATGTTAATGAGTTGTTGTATCAAACGCAACTAACAAACTCAGACATCGTAGCTAAGTTGAAAGCCTTCCAGGTGAATACTTCGCAGTGTATTGTTGCTGATAGCGCAGAACCTAAGAGTATTCAAGACTTAACTAATGCTGGGTATTATGTCGAGCCGGCGCGTAAAGGACCAGATAGTATCAAGGCATCTATTGATAGGCTGCAACAGTATGAAATTGTAGTAACTAAAAATAGCTTAAATTTGATTAAGGAATTGCGCCAGTACAAGTGGGCAAAGGACCGAGAAGGTAAAGCATTGAACGCTCCTGAAGATGTGATGAACCATGCGATTGATTGCTTGAGATATGTTGGATTGAATAAGTTATCGCAGTTTGAGAATTCAGGCGAGTATAGTTTTGCAGATGAATGGTAGTTGTTGTTTATTGATTATATGGTTGCCCTGAAGTTTCTACTTCGGGGATTTTTTTATAATTGTAGAAACAAAAGTTAATTTCACGCTATAATAGTATGATGACATTGCAACAATATCAACGAATAGCAGGCTTTTACAACCAAAGTGATGATGAAATCACTCAGGTTGCGCTAATCGTTTGCGATATGTTTAACCTATCGCATGAAGAAGTTGACAACATGGCACCAGCCAAGTTCATCATGTATTCCAATAAGGTTACTATGCAATTCAAGAAGTTAGGTAAAAAGCCTTACTTTGGCAGGCTAAAACTTGAAACTGATGCAAGAAAGATAACATTAGGTCAGTTCATAGAGGTTCAGCACTTTCTTAAACAAGGAGAGATAGATGCCATGCACTTGGTAACTGCATCAATATGGCGCGATTCTAGACAACATCAAGTTAAAGCAGACTTACTACTGAAAAAAAATATTAGATTGATTCTTGCAGACTATACGACCTTTCTACAATCATTTGCAGAACTATTGCAAGGTTACAAAGGTTTATTTGAATCTGATGAAGTTGTTGAGGAAGATGGCAAGATGGAGAAACCTCATTCTTTCATTGAACAGTATGGCTGGATATACTCGGCTAAAGAAGTGGCGCAACATGAAGGCATCACCTTAGATAAAGCATTCGATTTACCTATCTTGCAAGCGTTTAACGCGTTAGCTTATTTGAAGTCTGAGCAAGCATACCAAAAATATATCAACAAATGAGGGCAGCACAACACGAAGCAGTTGATACTGGGTTTATCGATCTAAACACTTTGGATGCAAGTGATTACCAGCCTATTGACTTATCCGACATTAAAAACACGTTAGTCAACATTGCTGCTACTTATGTTGGCTTAATTCACGAGAACGCAACTAAAAAAGATGTTGTTTCTAGTGGTGGCATGATTGAGGACATACAAGCAACTGATATCACTACAACCAATACGGGTTATGCGATTGGTATCACTGCTCCTGATTATGCAACCTATCAAGATGAAGGTGTTAATGGTTGGAAAGTTAATCGTGGTAGTAGGTTTAATTTTAAGACTAAAGGAACGCGAGAAGGAACACAGATGTACAACTCACTTAAAGCATGGGTACAAAGAGAAGGACTAAGCGCAAGAAATGTTAAGCAAGGAGTTACCAGGCGAGAACGCAGAGGTATGAAGATGCAGGATGCTGAAACTAAAACCATTCTTGCAGTTGCAGCAGGCATAAAACGAAGCGGATTGAGAGCTACAAACTTTTGGTCAGACTCAACTAAAGAAATAAACGCATACATTGAAACTGAAATCGGTATTGCGACAAAAATTGACATTATAAATAATTTATATCCTCAAAAATGACATTCGAATCAACACCACCAGTATATTCATCCGTAAACGATGCTCTAGTTTATGTGGCTTACGATGCTCACGCTGCTGATCCTGCAACTTATCCAAATTATAAATATGTTGCAGAAGTTTGGATAAACGGAGTGCAGAAGTTCACGGGTAAATACTTTCCTAATCCTACAACGAATCGTGGGATTATGGATTTCTCATCAGTTGTTCGGGAATACGTTGTTACTACTTTGCAGCCAACTGGCTCAGGTATCTTAGCGCAAGAACTAGGCGAGGGAAGTTGGTCCTTATCCGTAGTAATTAAGATTCGTGAGGAGTATTCAGGAACTGTTGGCGCGGTGGTGCTTACTGATTCTACACGGACTTTCTTCAATCACTATAATGGAAGAATCAATAATTTTACTTTGTTGGGTAGTTACCCAGCGAAGCCAACAACTGATAGACCTACTGAAATCAATCTGACTTTTGCCAGTGCGCAATATTACTTACCATACTTCAGTGAAACTACTGCATCGTTTAACGTTGTCATTACTGGCGGTACTTCAACGAGAACTAAAACGATTACACCGACTGCAGCCAATACTTTGCAGATTCTTAATATTTCGCCATTAGCCATCAATGTTGATTACGCTGGTAACTTTACATCATCAACCGAGAGATACACAGTTGCAGTTGGTGGTGTTACTTACACAGTAAATGTACTTTGTCAAGGTATGTATCGCAATTACTATGCACACTTCCTGAATAAGTTTGGCGGCTATGAAACGATGATGTTTAACAAGGTATCAAAACGAACTTTCGAAATTGATAAGAAATCGTTTAATCAGTTATCATATCGCGTTAGTGGATCGGGTGTTGTATCGGTTAAGTCAGGAAACACGATGTACCAACAAAAGACTGATTTCGCTGGTAGGTTTAAAGAACGTTTACGTATGAATACTGATTGGCTAAGTGATAACGAATATCAATGGCTCGCACAATTAGTTACTTCGCCACAAGTATGGATTGAAGATGCAGGAACTTTATACCCAGTATCAATATCAGGTACAAACTATGAATTTAAAGAACACATTGTTGATGGGTTGATTAACTTGATGATTGATGTCGAATTTGGCGCAACCTATAAAACTCAATTTCAATGATAAAACTATTTGTTGAAAATCAAGAAGTTGATGTTAATGTTTCGTTTAGTACGTTGATAACATACGCTATTGATGACATTAAGGACTTCGGGGCAAAGAATACTAACTTTAGCAAAACGATTATCATACCAGGCACCAAGCGAAACAATGTATTGTTTGGAAATATCTTTAACATCAACTCGGCTAACGATTACAATAATGCATTTGATAATATAGGTGTTAACTTCAACGCTGCTCAGTCAGCAAGCGCGATAATCTTTGCAGATAATCTGCAGGTTTTCAAAGGTATCTTTCGCATCCTTGAAATTGTCATCGAAGATGGCTTTATCGAGTATGAGTGCGCAGTATTTGGTGAACTTGGTGGCTTTGTTGCTGCATTAGGCAATAAGAAAATTGAGGAACTTGATTTTAGTGCTTACAATATAGTTTGGAATTACACCAACATATCGGCATCATGGAACACGATAGCAGGATCAGGCGTTTACTTTCCGTTAATTGATTATGGGCAGTCAAGTACAAATAAGATTGATTTCGATTTCAAGACATTCAGACCAGCATTATACGTCAAGCAATACCTGACTAAGCTAGTGGAAGCATCAGGCTACACTTGGGACTTTCCTTTGTTAGCTACTGCGTTATTCGATAGGCTTGTAATTCCAAACAATGGACAACAAATAACTAAGTTATCCAATATCTTATTTGATGCTGATGCAACTGCTGCAACATACACGAGTATACAGTATGCAAGGTACACTGTCAGCACTCTAGGCTCATTTACTGCATCAGTTAACAACGATGTGTTTACTTATACACCAGCTACTTCAATCGTTACTAATATTTATTGTGCCTATTCAGGCTTGATAAAGTCAACTACTTCAACACCTACAACCGTAACTTTTTATCTGAAGCAGAACTCTACCATCTTGGCGCAGACAACTATTGCAGTTCCTACGACAAACATACCATTTGGAATTAATCTTAGTGTTGATAACATCACCTTCGCAACATCTGACAATCTAAAACTTGAAATATCTTCTAACGTAGTTCAGATTCAGCAGTTTGGCGGTGCGTTAACAGTATCATCTTTAACACCTACACAAGTAGCGGTCAATTATGGTGATACTATTGTAATAAACGATACAATACCAAAAGGCATTCTACAAAAAGACTTTTTCAGTTCAATTTGCAAAATGTTCAACTTGTATGTTTTTGAGGACTACAACGAAGAAAAGAAACTCAAAGTTGTTCCATTCATAGATTATTACGCTGATGCAACTGCGGTTGATTGGTCCTTAAAGGTTGATCGTGCCAAGCCTATGAAGATAAAGCCAATGTCTGAACTTAATTCACGATACTATCAGTACAAGTACAAGTCAGATAATGACTATTACAATGACAACTATCGCAAGAAGTACAATGAGGAGTACGCAAGTTACATCTATGATAGTGAGTATGAATTTGCAAAGGAAACAACTTCGGTTGACATAATATTTGCTAGTTCGGTCCAGTATGGCAAGACTGGAACGGATAAATACTACCCAGCTATTTACAAACTATCTGACAATAACACTAAAGAAGATAGGATGGATTCTATTATTAGGATTCTTCAGGCTCAGAAGATATCAAGCGTAACATCGTGGAGCATATTAGTTAGCGGTAGTGTAATTGCATCGTTTAGTGATTACGGTTACGCTGGACATTTAAACCATCCGACAAATCCAACATCTGACATCAACTTTGGTATTCCTAAAGAATTGTACTACAATGCAAGTGTTTACACACAAGTAAACTTGTTCAATGTTTATTGGAGTTCATACCTGGCTGAAATTACTGATAAAGATTCAAGGCTCCTGACTTGTACAATGAAACTTGCTTACAAAGATATCTACCAGTTGGACTTTAGTAAGTTGATTTGGATTGATGGAGTGTTGTATAGACTGAATAAAATAGTTGATTACAACGCAACCAATGAAGATACTTGTAGCGTAGAATTACTTAAAATAATTAATAGAATATACTAATGGCAGATGTAAACATAAAAGCCAGTATTACAGTTGATACTGGCAATACTGAAAGCAAAGTTCAAGGTGTTCAGACTGGGATGGAGAAAGCTGGCAAGACCATTCAAGATACGGGGAACAAAACTAAAGACACAACCAACAACTTCACCAAACTGAAAGAAGGTTTAGGCAATCTTCCAGGTCCCGTTGGTTCGGTTGTGAGTGCATTTGATGGCTTAAAAAAAGCATTTGTTGCAATCATTATGAATCCGGTTGGGTTGGTACTTGCTGGCATTGTTGCTACACTAGGATTGTTATACGCAGCATTTACGAATACTTTTGCAGGCGGGCAGAAGGTTGAGCAAATATTCGCTGGCATCAAGGCAACTGGGCAAAGTTTACTTGATAATTTAGATAAGATTGGTAGTGCTATTAAAAACGTATTCACGTTTAATTTTAGTGCTGCAAAGAAGGATTTGCAAGATATTGGTGATGCTGCGGTAAATGCCTATGGCAAGATGGCTGATTTGACTAAGACTGCTCAAGCACTTAAAAAAGAACAATTACAAAATGATTTAGAAGGTGCAGAACGTGCCAAGAAGTTAGCCATACTTCGTGAACAAGCAAGTGATGAAACAATCCCTGCTGCAAAGAGAAAAGCAGCATTATTGGAGTTAAGAAAGGATGCAGAGGAAAATGCAAAATCAGATATAAAACTTGCTAAAGATTATGCAGATAATCAAATAGCAATTTTAACACTTCAGAAGGATGGTGCTAAAAAGAACCAAGAAGAAATCAACAAGCTTAAGATTGAACAAATAAACGTTGAAACGGACAACGCAAACGAACTACGAAGGATTGCAAAGCAGATTACTTCGATTGAGAAGGAAGAACAACAAAAGCGAGCAGAAAACGCTAAAAAGTTAGCTGATGAACTAAAGCAGATTGAAGAAGGCAAAGAGAAGGCAAGGCAAGAAGGTTTTAAGTTTGATATGCTTGTTTTAGATCGTAGGGAAAAAATGGCAAAGCAAGCCATTGAAGATGCTAAGAAATTAGCTGAAGAAGAAGATGCAGAGTTAAATAAGATGTTTGCACTTGAAGAACTTGATGCAAAGAGAAAACTTGATTTAAAGGATAAGAAAATAACTAAGGATAAAGAAGATGCTGCAAGTGTTGTTGCATTAGAGAACGAGAAACGCAATGCTTTAAACTTAACTGGTCAAGCACTCAACGCAGTTGGTGAAATATTAGGCAAGCAAACGGCAGCAGGCAAAGCGTTAGGGACTGCAACTGCTTTGATTAATACTTTCTTAGGTATAACTGAGGTTTTAAGAAATAAAACCACATTACCTGAACCATTTGGATCAATTCAAAAAATTGCATCAGTTACTGCATTAGCAGCAGCAGGCTTTTCGGCAGTTAAAGGAATTATGAGAACGCAAGTACCTGGCGGTGGTGGCGGAGGTGGCTCAGTTCCTGCAATGACAACACCTTTGAATCCTGCTTTAAATATGCAAGGAACTCAACTTAATGCTGCAAGTATTGCAGGGATTGGTAACGCAGCAGCAGGCGGAATAAATAGAGCCTATGTGCTTGAGGCAGATATTAACAATAGTAACGAAAGACAATTCAGATTACAAAGAGCAGCAAGGCTCGGATAAAACAAAAATATATGAAGAAATTACCAGTATTTGAGATGCTAATTGATGAAAATGATGATTCAGATTTGATGGTAGACTTTATCGCACTAGTGGACAAGCCAGCCATTCAAAAAGACTTTATGAAGTTTGGTGAGGAGTTTATCAACCCAAGTAAAGGAGAACACAAAACTGAGTTCTTGCCTCGTTGTATTTCATACGTAATTAACGAAGGCAAAGAAACTGAGCAAGCGGTTGCAATTTGTAACTCTTTATGGGATGAACATTTTGCTGAGGAATCGTACTCAGACTATCCTGACTCAGTTAAGAACAACGCTAAAGCAGCGTTGAAATACGCAGAGGAGAATGGATGGGGTTCTTGTGGCACTGAGGTGGGTAAACGCAGAGCTAACGATTTGTCTAAGGGTAATCCCATCAGTTTAGATACGATAAAACGCATGTATTCCTATTTGTCAAGACATGCAGTTGATCTCGAATCTTCCAAAGGTTATGGGGATGGATGTGGTAAACTAATGTATGACGCATGGGGTGGTAAGTCTGCACTTACTTGGGCAGAATCAAAGATTAACCAAATTGAACGCAAATCATTCGCAATTCAAAGCGAAGAACAACGTATTATCTCAGGTCCGTTAATGGTGGCAAATCAAAGAATAAAACGTTACGATGAAGAACGTGGGGAATACGAGGTATTCTTCAGTCCTGCTACCATCAAGAAGATTGCCATCAAATTAGCTAAGAAAGGATTTCAAAACAATGTCAACTTGATGCACTCGGCAGATATGCAGTTGCAAGGAGTTACACTATTTGAGATATTCCAAAGCGACAAAGAACGTGGTATTATGCCAATGAAAGGTTTTGAGGATTTGGCAGATGGTAGCTTATTCGGTTCAATGTATGTTGATAATGACCAAGCTTGGGACTTAATAAAAGAAGGTAAAGTCAAAGGTTTTTCGGTTGAAGGTAACTTTGGCATGAAGGGCAAGGACAAGTACGATGAGCAGATGGAACAAATAATTTCAATTTTAAGTGAAACAAACGAGTAAAAACTACTATAAACAATAAAGCAATAATATGTCAAGCAAAGAAGCAATCGAGAAAATTAAAAATATGTTATTCGGTGAAATGCCAGTACAAGCACCAGCACCAGTACCAACACCAGTTGGATCAGGTCAAGTATTCGCTGATTATAAGTTGAAGGATGGTACTGTTGTATCTATTGATAAGGTTGAAATAGGTGGACAAGTTAACTTGAATGGCGAACCTGCACCAGATGGATATCATTTGCTAGAAGATGGAACTAAGATTGAAGTTCTTAGTGGTTTGATAGTTGGAGTAGAGAAAGAACCTGCTGCAGTTGAGATGCCTGAAGAAATGAAGAAACTTCCAGTAATGTTTAGCGGACTTAATCAAGATTTCGTTGATTTGAAAAAAACCATTGATGCTCAAGCTAAGTTGATTTCAAGACAAAGCGAATCATTAAAGCAGATGTTTGCACTTGTTGAAACAATCGCAAACAATAGCATCGAGCAACCGAAAGAGAAAGTGAAATCATTTGATGAAATGTCTGCACTAGAAAAGTTCAGAGCGCAAAGAAGTAACTAATATGTTAAAAATAAAAGAAGGTGTTGAGTTGTTTCCATTCGGGCATTCAAAGGATGCTGAACCACTAACATCAAAAAGCGAATTATCACAATCATCTTTGGAATTTTTGCAAGCAAAGTATCCTGATGATGTTGAAGAAGTAAAAGAGGCTAAACAATTAAATAAAAATAAAAATTAAGTCATGGCAATAAGTGCATCCATTGTAGATCTGAGAGGTAAGGCTTACGAGCCAGTCCTCACCGAGTTGTTGTTCGAGAACAACACCATTAACGATAATCTAGTTTCTTTCGAAACTGATGTTAAGAACGAAAGTATTTTTACTGAGAACACGAATACTGTTGCTATGCAAGCATTTGCATCAGGCGCACCAAGTTCATCAGGTACTTTTACAATAACTGATACTGCGGTTACTCCAACCAAAGTAATGTATTACCAAGAGTTTGATCCTAACACTTTGAGACCTTCAAGGTTCAAGCGTTCAATGAGACCAGGTGCATGGGAAATCATGTCAACTGAGTTTGATAGAACTGTTATGGCTGCTTATGGTAAAGAAATTTCTAGTGATTCTGAAATCAAGTTTTGGACTGGCGAAACAAGTGGTACTAAAACTGCAATAGCTGCTTTAACTCCAGGTTCTGGTCAAGGTTCAGTAGGTGCTGCAGAACAAACATGGGCTGCCGCTCAAACTGCTGGTCAGATTGATGGTGTTATTGCTAAAATGATTTACAATAACGGTGCTTTAGGAACAAGAATTAAAGTTGCTGGAACTACTATTGATGCAACAAACATCGCTACTGAGTATGGAAAAGTTTACGCAGCTATTCCTGCCGTAGTTCTTGCACAAGTTGAGAAGCCTTACATTTATGCTCCTTACGCTCACAAGCAGTTCATAAACATTTTTAATGTTAGTGCAACTTATCGTGATTTGTTCGCAGTTGATATTAAGGCTGACAAGTATTTCTACAACGGAGTTGAAATCAAGTTCGTTCCATTGTCTGCAAATGTTATCATAGCTGCTTTGCCTTCAAATTTAATTTGGGCAACTGATTTGCTAAGCGATATCAATCGTATGGAGATCAACAAGATTGCTAACAATCGTGAGGATATGTTTGTTAAGAACATCTTTACTATTGCTGCACACGTTGCAAGACAATCTAACAACGTTCTTTACATCGGTTAATTGATTACTAACGAGAGCAGTTGAAATACACTGCTCTTAATTAAAATATACAAATATGCCGTGTGCATTAACTCAAGGATATAATTTAGATTGCCGGCTTAACTATGGCGGTGTAAAAGATATTTACCTTATCGAATTTGAAAATGTATCTTCAATAACACAATCCGCTGGTGTGGTTACTGCCATTACAAAGGTTGCGACAAAAGTTTTTAGAAAATATAATCTTATTGCTCACACTGCTGAAAACGATGAAGCACTAACTGCATCAAGGGAAATGGGAACTTTGTCTAATAAGCAGACAATTAAATTTCCTATAAACAAGATGACTGTTTCGGTACGTAACGAGTTGTTTTTGCTTGCACAAAATAGACTCATGTTTGTTTTCACTGATGAGAATGGAATTAACTGGTTATATGGTGGTGATTATGGATTGACTCTTACAACTGCATCTGCAAAGACTGGTAAGTTACTTGCTGATAGAAATGGTTATGAGTTGACTTTTGAAGGTGATGAAAAGAATCTTGCATACGAAGTCAATGCTGCAACTTTAGCGACATTGTTAACTTAACTTCATGCTACCTTAGATTTATAGTAGTACCCGGTATATTGCCGGGTATTTTTTTTTTAATTGAAACAAAATTAAGTTTTCTACTATAATATAATAGAATGCTACTTTACACAATAAATAGTCAATCGGATACCATTGTTACGCTAACGGAATCAACTACGTTAACGAATCCGTATTATTTATTTGTTTTCACAAATGTTAGCACCAAAGTTCAGTATAAAATAAACGTTAATTCAACATCTGATTCATCAACGTACAAGGATAGATTTAACGAATTTAGTTTTAACACGATTACACTTTTTGCAACTGCTCAGGCAGGGCAATTTTCATACGAGGTATATGAGCAGGCAAGTTCGGTTAATCTTAATCCGAGCGGTTTAAACATGGTTGAATGTGGCAAGATGCTACTACTACCAGCAACAAATTTAATAAAACAAGGATATGCGCCAACAGTTACGTATAAAGGCTACGGAGGTTAAAGATATTGGGCAAGGTGATATCATGCAAGTTTCTTCACAAGAATTTGCAGATTCTCGCATTCCATTAATGGAAGAAAAGCGCGGCTACGATTACATACCATTTGGACCAACTAATAATTATCCTGATTATCTTTTATTCCTTTACAATAAGTCTGCAAAGCATAACGCTATCGTAAATGGTAAGTGTGTTTACATTCTTGGTAATGGATTTACTTCTGAAGATGAACTTGGCAAAATATTTTTAAAGAAAGCAAACGAAAAGCAATCATGGGATGAGTTGATGAAGATGGCTTGCCTTGATATTGAGAACTTTGGCGGTTGCTATTTTCAAGTGATACCTAAGTTAATTGGTGGTTACAATTACTATCATATTGCTTATGATAAGATAAGGACCAACGAAAACAATACGCAATTTTACTACAAAAAGAAGTGGGAAAACAACTTAATCAAGCCTGAAAAGGTTTACCCAGCGTTCTCGGATGGCATCAGGGAAACATCAATATTTTATTACAAAGAATATCGTTGCGGTAAATATCCTTACGCACTACCAACATGGGTGGCTGCTGCTAACTACATTGAATCTGATATCGAAGTAAGTAAGCATACGTTAACTAACGCTAAAACTGGATTCAGCGCATCAAAGTTTATAAATTTCTACAACGGAGAACCAACGGATGAACGCAAGAAGGCATCCATCGTGGCAAGGCTCGAGAATGCTGCTACTGGCGCAGAAGGTAAGAAGTTGTTAATTGCATTTAACAACGATCCTGCAAAGAAGCCAACCATTGATGATCTTGGAACTTCGGATTTAACAAACGAGAATTTCAACCAGGTTGATAATCTTATCACCAATAACATCATAACTGGGCATCAGGTTACTAACGGGATGTTATTTGCCATTCAACAAGAAGGCAAGCTAGGTGGTGCAACTGAGTTGAAAACTGCTTACGAGATATTTAAAAACACTTACGTTAATTACAAGCAGAAAAACCTTGAGAATCTTGTAAGATACTTTAGTAAGATTGCTGGTATTGATGCTGAGTACAAAATTAAAGATGTTGTCCCAGTAGGAATTGAACTCAATCCTTTAGACTTTAAAGAACTTCTTCCTCGTGCTTGGGTGCTTGAAAAGTTGGGCATTGATGCTGCTAAGTATGAACCACAAGCACAAGAACTGCAAGCAGTTACAAATAATGATGCACTTGCTAACATATCAGGCAGGCAGCAACAAAACTTGATGCGAATAGTAAGGTTATTTTCACAAGGTAAATTAACTAAGAATCAAGCTACAATACAACTGCAAGCATACGGATTTACTCAGGACCAAATTAATATGTACTTGGGAGTTGATGAACAATTTAGCGCAGATGATGACGATGAGTATTTGGCATCACTATTTGCTGAGTGCGGTTATGATAAAGATGAATTTGAAATCATAAGTTCTAAGCCATACGATGGCTCTGATGATGAAGAATTTGTGGTACATGAATCTTTTGCAGATTTTACGGATCGCGAATTGCAAATTATGGAGTTGTTAAAGAAACAACCTGATCTTGATAATAAGCAGATTGGAGAGGGTTTAAATATTGAAACATACATTGTAGCAGACATCATTGAGAAGTTAACTAGAAGGGGTGTAATTGAGTCAGTTGACAATATACGCAAGGTTACTGAGCGACTACCTAAAACGCAGTTGCCTGAAATCAAAGTTGTTTATACTTACGAGAAGCGCGCTATTGCTGATGGTCCTATAATATTACCAACATCACGCAAGTTTTGTGTTAGGTTAGTTGCATTAAGTGAAGGTGGCAAAGTATGGAGCATTAAAAACATTCAAGATATTTCTCAACGTGTTGGCTATTCAGTATTTAAGCGTTGCGGTGGTTTTTGGAACAATAACGGAGTGATAGAATATCAATGCAGACATGAATGGCGCAAGCATGTTGTAATAAAAAAAACTAAATAATGGCAACAGTAACATACATACTTCTTCCATCAGTTATTAAAGAGCGCATGTCTTTGCATGATAACGTTGATGATAAACTGATTTATCCTGAGATCAAAGCAGTTCAGGACCTTTACATCATGCCATTGCTAGGATCAACTTTGTTTAACAAGATACTTAATGATATTGCAGCTGGTACACTTGCAGGCAATTACAAAACGTTAGTTGATGATTACCTGGTGATGGCAGTTTGTAACTATGTAATGAGTGAACTTCCTGAAGGACTTAATTATCAATATTGGAATAAAGGTGTTTCTCAGAAAACAGTTGATAACGCAACGCAGCCAAGCATGAGTGATATGTATTCGATAGTTGCTAAGTACAAGAATCGTGCAGAGCATTATTCTAAGCGTGCAAGAATGTATCTTATTCAGAATGGTAATGCGATGTTCCCTGAATACTATTATTTTGTAGCTGGTGTTGATACTGTTTATCCTGATAGGACTTCGTTTACATCGCCAATTTATTTAGGTAATGAAGTTGAGAAGCCTCGTGATGATTATTCTTTAAACAATGCACCACCAGCAGGATATAATAGTAATGATCCGTTTTATATATGAGTAAGAAAATTAATAAAAAGAATCTCGATAAGTTAAAAATATATTTCGCAAAAATTGACACTAAAACAAATCATAGCAAGATTAGAGGAGCTAGCACTAAGCCATCGACAAGTTAATCACTTCTTCGTTGGTGGTGCTGATGAGTTCTTGGATGATAGTGATGTCATCTACCCTGCTATATTTGCAGAACTCAAAGAAGAAAACACGATTTCGTTAACGAATCGCGTTACAAATTATAATTTTACTTTTTATTTTTTAGACTTACTTGACATTTCAGATAACGCATTGCAGAATCAATGGGAAGTTTCTTCAGATGTTTCATCCATTGCACAAGATTATCTTGCCTTACTTTACGATACAACTTACACGGATTGGGAAGTAGGCAATAGTTACAACTTTGAAATCAAAAAATACCAACTTCAGGACCTTTGCGCTGGTATAAAAGTTGATGTAACTATCGGCAGTAAATTCGATGCAAATAGATGCCAAGTCCCTACTGATTACACGTTTACTGATTATGTAAATAGTACATTAACGTTAAAGCAAGTCATCACTAGGTTGCAAGCACTTGCAGAATCTCATGCGCAACTTAATCACTATTTCTTAGGTGATTTTGATGAGTTCTTAGATAACGAAGATGTAATTTATCCAGCATGCTTTGCAGAGATCAACCGAAACGGAAATATTGCCTTAACTGATAGACTAGCAAAGTATCAATTTACTTTTTACTTTTTTGATTTGCTTGATATTGCTAACAATAGTTTGCAGAATGAATGGGAAGTTAAATCAGATATGTCAAGTGTTGCGCAGGACTTTGTCGCAATGTTGAACTACAATGGCTTTGCATGGGTGCTAAATACTGAGTATGCAATGCAGATTAGTGATTACCAACTACAAGACCTTACGGCTGGTGTTTCAGTAACTGTTGAAATCGGGTTGAGGTTCGATGCGAATAAATGTCAAGTACCAGTATCAGATGGTAACTTCTTGCTTTGGGATGATGGACAGTATTTCTTAATTAACAACACCGACAAATTAATTTATGCCGAATAAGAAAATAAACCAGTTAGATGTCAAGGTCGCAGTATCAACTGATTTGATGCTTGTTGGTGATCCAACTTCAGGTACTTCCTTTAAGTCAACTTTAGCGACATTGCCATTAGTACCAACATCAAGGACAATAACTATCAATGGAGTAAGTCAAGACCTTTCCGCAAATAGAACTTACACAATAGATGCTTTACCATCTCAAACGGGTAATAGTGGTAAGTACCTTACTACAAATGGAACAGTAGCGAGTTGGGGAGTGATTAACCTTAGTGGATATGTACCTTATACGGGTGCAACGGGTGCAGTGAATTTAGGTGCTTTTGATTTAACTGTTAACACACTTACAATAGGAAAAGGAAATAGTGCATTAAGTAATAATACTGCATTAGGTTATCAAGCATTATTTCACGTTACTACGGGTAATTTTAATACTGCGGGTGGTTATCAATCACTTCACAATATTACTACGGGGCAATATAACACTGCTTTAGGACAATCAAGTATGTTTACTGCAACAAGTGCTGCACAAAATGTTGCAATCGGTTTAAATGCTTTGCTTTACACTACAAGTGGTGGTTCAAATGTAGTGATGGGAGTTGATGGATTGCAGCATAACACTACGGGAGCATCAAACGTGGCTCTTGGTTATAATGCAGGAAGTCATATAACTGGTGGTTCAACTCCTAACACAACAAGCGGAACATCTATCTACATTGGTAGAGATACAAGGGCTGCTGCTGATGGGCAAAGCAATCAGATAGTGATAGGACATGGTGCTACGGGTAATGGTAGCAATACTGCTACAATAGGCAATAGTTCAATAACTGCTAATTACTTTACGGGCAGTATTAATGGTGGTTCATTTGTCAAAAGTGGTGGTACATCATCTCAGTTTCTTAAAGCAGATGGAAGTGTGGATTCTACAACCTATGCAACAAGTAATATCTATACTGCTGATGGTACATTAACAAGTGCAAGGACATTAACAAGTGGTGGATTTCCTTTAACTTTTACGGGTAGCAATATGGCTGCAACTGCAATTGCAAGAGGATTGAATTTAACGCATACATTAGTTGCTGCTGCAAATAGTGATGTCTTAGTTGGATTAGATATTAACCCAACATTCACAAATGGTGCGTTTACGGGAGTAAATAATTATGGATTAAGGGTTATTAATAGTCAAGCATTTTTTGGTGGATTGGGTGGAATAGCGATGTTCATAGAAAGTAACTCTGCAATAAGAGGAAATGCAACAAGTGGTGGTACTATTTATTTTGATGCTTCAAGAGATACAACTGGAACTTTGAACTTTAGAGGAACTACATTAGTTTTTCCAGGTGGTAGCATGACAACAAGTGATTTTAATATTACTTCAATATCAAGTCTTTTTGCAAGTCAATCACTTATTCTAAGAAATGCAGGAGTATCAAGTTTTAGATTAAACAACACTACATCAGCAACAACATGGTATTTTGAAAGTTACAGAAACGCACCATCGGGTTCATTAGAAATAACTAATAGTTTAACTAATGCAGGGTTGACTATGTTTAGCACAAGAAATGTAGGCATAAACACAAATACTGATGCAGGTTTTAAACTTGATGTCAATGGAACTGCGAGGGTGAGTGGAGCATTAAAATTATTTAGTGGGGTTACTAGTCCAACTTTAAACTACCCATTAAATGCTTATGCCTCAAGTGGAGGTATAGCATCTTTTGAATATGCTACAAATGGATTTTTGCAATTTGTTAGAGCAGGTGTAAGTGCAGGTATTATAAGATTAAGCAATGCTGAAACTTATGATATAACCTTTAATGCTGGAGCTTTTGGTTCAACTTTAGGAATAGCAATAAGACCTGCAAACATTGGTGGAGTTAAAATAGGAGGAGACAACACAACTATAGTACACGAAAATAGTGCTATTTTGAATGTAGAATCCACTACCAAAGGATTTCTTCCTCCAAGAATGACAAACGCACAAAGAACTGCAATAAGTTCTCCTGCGGTTGGACTGATTGTTTATTGTACTGATGCAGTTGAGGGACTATACATATATAAATCTATGGGATGGACATTCGTAATATAAAACAATTAATATGAAACAAATACAACCAGTTCAAATTTGGACAAACGGAATTTTAAAGACTGCTGAATTTTTGCAAGTAACGGGCATCAATGACAACTACGAATCATCTGCTACAAACTATTGGGCATTGTTTACTAAGGTTGATGAATCAGCAGGTAAGCAAATAGCTCAAGGAAATTTAACAATTAATGGGGCTGACTACATAGAGTGGGGAGATGTCCCCGCCATGAGTGTAAATGCTTGGATTTACGATTGGACTGCGGAACAAATAAATGTTGTAATTTTACCTTAAAATATAATTTTATGACTTTAACTGAACTCAAAGCACAAGCGTATGACATTCTTGCTCAAATTGAATTTCTACAAAAGAAGTTGCAAGAAACTAATCAAGCAATAGGAGAAAAAATAAAAGAAGAATCTAAAACACAAGATGTAGATGGATAACATACAATTCATACTTGATAGGCTTGAAGCCATTGACAAGAAGTTTGATGATAAACTTGATGCTATCCTAATCCAAACAACAAGAACAAATGGTCGTGTAAGCAGTCTTGAAGATTGGCGAAAGCACATCTACAAGGTTGTATGGTCTATCATTGGAGTTGTTGCTACTATTATCGGATTCTATATAGAAAAACAAATAAACAAATAATATGAATTTATCAGCGTTATTTAAATTGAATCTAAGGGATGCGTTAAATGGTTTCCTAATAGCTTTTCTTACTGCATTTCTATCAGCAGTTGTTAGTGGTTTAAATTCTGGAGTATTTCCTGCATTAGCAGACTTTAAAGCATTTGCAATGATAGGTATTACGGCAGGAGTTTCTTACATTACTAAGAACTTATTCACAAACAATGTTGGACAATTACTTAAAAAGGATGCGTAAGTTATTACTCATAATTGTTTTGTTCGGCTGCAATCCGGTCAAGCAAGTATTAAATGATAAATCTAAACTTGACAAGGTAGCAGAAGAAGTTATAAGACAAGGTTATTGTGCAAACGATACTTTGGTAATTGTAAAAAGTGATACCATTGTAAAAGTTGATTCTTTGATAGAAATCAGTAGTGATACTACCATTATCAATGATACTGCATACATAACCTTGTTTAATAATAGAAACTTTTATAAAACTATTACAATTCACGATACTTTGCGTAGTGTAATAGTTGATAATGCTCGTGTGAATCAATTACAAGCCGATATAAGCAAGATAACTAAAGAGTCAGAAGAACATAAGCAGAACGCAACACATCGTTTATATTGGTTTATAATTGCTTGTGCAATCATTTTATTTTTAATCTTATATAAAATTAGATAATGAAAAAATTAAGAGAATTAGGAATTATTCCTGCAATCGGATTTTTACTTGCAACACTTGGGCAGATTGGTTTTTGGAGATGGAAAGTAGATTTGATTTTAAATGGTTACAAATATTTACCATTTGCAGTTGCACCATTGTTTGCATTCTTAGGTGCTTGGTTAATGGTTGGTAAGGTTTCATTTAGTTATTGGAAAGAATCAGACAACAACGGAAATTCTGCTTACAATGTGTTTTTAGCAGTTGGATTATTATTGTTGATACTTAGCTTAGGTGTTGCGTTTGAGGCAGTTAGTGAAGCATGATTTTAACGCTATACATATTAGTTAACATAGTGTTGGCGAAAATAGATGCGTACAAGATTAAGCATAACAAACGGATTAGGCATGGGATAAATGCTTTAATTTATTGCGTATTGATTGCACCAACATTCTTTATTAGTTGGCATTACCCTATTGCTATGTTGGCACTAAGAAGAATTGTGTTTGATACTTCGTTGAACTTGTTTAGAGGTTTACCATTTGATTATATTAGTTCAACAACCACAAGCATTATAGATAGAATAAGTTATGAGTTCCAAAAGCAATACGGATATTTTGCTTATTATACGATTTTTGTTATCATTATAATATTGTGCTTATGAAAGACCATGTTACCTTAGATCGCATTAAATTAATTCATCCAAAATTGCGTGAGGAAGTGATGGAGATTTACGATGAGATATGCGAAGCATTAAAAGGTCGGGCAATATGTAGATTCACTTACACACTAAGAACTTTTGCCGAGCAAGATTTATTGTTCAAGAAAGTACCAAAGGTAACTAATGCAAAGGGTGGCATGTCTTATCACAACTACGGATTAGCAATAGACATTGTTTTAATTATTGGTGGAGTGGCTGCATCGTGGGATATTAAAAAAGACTTTGATGGTGATGGCAAAGCTGACTGGATGGAAGTAGTAGCAATATTTAAGTCATTCGGTTGGGAGTGGGGCGGTGATTGGAAGTTCTACGATGCTCCTCACTTTCAAAAGTCATTAGGGTATAGTGTTAAACAGTTGCTAGCATTGCACCAAAGTGGTAATGTAGATAAACATGGCTATGTAAAGATATAAAAAAAGCCAGTAGTTATTTACTACTGGCGAATAGGAACAAATAAAGATCATCAATCCCAAATGTATCTGCAATCTTTTTAATAGTTTCTAACGATGGCTCGGCTCTACCTGACTCATAGGATTGTACCATACCTTTCGTTATGCCTAGCATCTGAGCAAAACACTGCTGCGTTAAGTTTTTTTGGTGCCTTACCATTATAAGGTTTACCCGTAATTTGTTCAACGATAAAGTTTTTAATTTGTAATATTTCTAGGTTCTTTCTTAAGTATTGAGTAATAATTTCAAGTTCATCTTCAAGATAAAATATAGATTCATTCTGATGAATAACTAAACGCAGATTATACTTATTGCCCATCTTCCAACAACAAAAGAAATACGTACCATTTTGTATGGTGGTAACCATTATTTTGTAACGTTTCATATAACTTTAGATTTATCGCAGTTGTGAATTGTATTTGGATTCGGAAGGTAATGGCAAACTGGGTAAAGTTTATTAAACTGAACTTGGTTTATCCATCTGCCATCGTGAAAGTAAAACATTTCACCATTAGAAAACTTGGCGCGAATTAACTTGCGTTCTTGATTCTTGATAATGTATTCGTTAATTGATGAAGTATTCATATAAAAATGTTATAAGTTTATAAATTGCATACCAAAAAAAGAAACCGATAATCATTACTGCTAGATATGTTCTAATCTTCATAATCGTATGATTTAGGGATGACTGCACCTGATCCTTTACATTGCCAACACCATGTATCAGGTGTTTGACCTTCACCAGTACCATTGCAAGAATTACACATGTTGTCGGGTTCTTCTTCAGGAAGAATGATGGACTTCAAGAATCCGTTATCATCCCATCTATCGAGCATCTCGCGGACCTCGTTTACGCATTCGTAGTGATAGATCATGCCATCAATAACTTGACCTATAATTCGGTGGCGGTCATTCTTTAGAAGGTCCATCCATTTGTCTTTTTTCAGTTTACTGCTTTGCAAATTGGGCATAGTTGTTTGTTTTTGATTTTGATTGTTATTGTGAAATAATGCCGACAAGCGCGACAAAGAATTGATTTAAATGTATATTTCATTGAGAACTATTTTAATTGGATTTTCGTGTTTTAAAGATAATTGATTCTTTATAACTTGAATCCCGTGCATAACTGTTGTATGATCCGTAATTGCTGGACTTAGGTATTCAGCAATTTCATCTAGGCTCATTTCAGTATGTTTACGTAACATGTAGCATAAAATATACCTAGCTTGAACCTTTGTCTTATTGCGATTCTTAATGCGCAGTTCTTCGATGTTAGTAGCATAGTAAGAACATACTTCATCACTAATTGATGTTATTGAAACAATTCGTTTTAGATCCTTAATCTTAGTTCTAAGACCAGGCACTACGTAAGGGCTAATCATTACTAAAAAAGGTTTTTCTGATGGCAAAGCCTATGCAGTAAACTGCAATCGTTAAAACTGAGATAATGATAAATTCAAAAATTGAGATCATGTTGGATAAATTTAAGGTTTAAAAATGGGCAGTTTTAAGGATCTGCCAACCGAGTGAGTTATTTAATTTTTGTATCTAATTTAAAACAAAAGTAAGAATCTATTACTTTTCTATCATCTATGGTACATTCTACTATGACTGCTTTTGTTCCATTTTTGTATGTATCAGGTGTAATATTTTGAACAGTAAACTTACGACCTTGTTTTCTAAAAGTATCTCCGATTTTTAATTCTGATGCTAATTTCATTTTTTGCGTTTTTTAGTTGTTATTAAAAACCAAAGATAAACTAAAAAACAATATGTTTATTAATTTTACAAAATATTTTTTATTTTTTTTATTATAATATTTTATTCTATATTTGCATTTCAACAAAACTAATTAAATGGAAAGACTTAAACCAGGCAGAAAGCCGATGCAAACAAAAGACAAGGTCAAGATGGTTGGTGCGTACCTCAAAGACAATGAAAAGAAAGCAATCAATGCAACCTATGGATCATTGACCAATGCAGTAAGAAAAGTAATTTTATCACAAATCAAAATCAATTAAAATGGACATCACAACAACAGAAATCATGACTATTGCAAAGTCATTTGCAGATTCAGGAATGTTCCCTGATTGCAAATCAATGGCACAAGCAGCAGTTAAAATTCAAGCAGGTAGAGAGTTCGGCATTCAACCATTTGCTGCAATGTCAGGCATTCACATTATCCAAGGTAAGCCTACAATCGGGGCAGGACTTATGGCAGCAAGGGTAAAAGGATTTGGCAAATACGATTATAAGGTAATTGAGCATAATGACAAAGTTTGTTCAATAGAATACTTACAAGGTAAGGAATCAATCGGGGTAAGCACGTTTACCATCGAGGATGCTCGCAAAGCTGGGACGAA